TTAATTCTCATTATCTTCCTCCTCAATTTTAATAACGGCCCTACCGTTTGGGTGTCGTCTTTGGTGTGATGTGTAAGTGTAATACTTTAACATCCTTTCAGTAATTCCTGTCTCGCTACTGATCTGCGCTAATGTTCCAAGCGTAACAAACACATCACCTTGATATAATGCGTAGTCAGCCATCTGCTCCTCATTTCTTCAAATACTCAGGGATTTCATGACCTCAATCTCAACCTCTATCCGTGGATTTAGACTGTAGAACTTGCCTACATCATGTAGCGCTATCTGACCGTCGTCCTGGAAGACGATCCCTGACATGCTGTCATATAGCGCTTTTTCGTAGTTATCTATGTCAGGCTTTTTGCCTACTGGTATAATTTCATCCAGGAGGGCCTGTTGGTTCTTCTTGACTTTAGAAATGTACTGAGGAGGTTTGATATAAAATCTAAGCCGTGCCCTCAAAGCTCCCTCAAGGATAGGCTGACCCATGTACTGATTAGCAATGAGCAGCTGGCAATGATTGCGCCATGTTTTCATATCCTTGTCTTCGTAAGTTGTGGTAAAACTCCCACGTCTTGCAAACCTTGGCCGTGATTGAGGTTTAGGCTCAATGTTCAGGGTCAATTTCATTCAAGAGCCCCCTTAAATCCTGCCATCTCAAAGAGATTTTCTCTGTTTTCGTTTACGAACTCAAAGAATTTTTTAACCTCTTGTAGCGTCTTGATGTTGCTCTTGACTCGTGTTAATGAGGTGAAAAATACATCATTTTTGGGAATTGCCTTAACTTTGCACTTGTAGACCGGTTCAAAAAGGTCACCATTGTCATCTAGTGTAGGAGCCGTGTCTTTGTTATCAAAGCTAATGCTCATATCATAGTTTAGAGTCGTAACGACCTCTATTTTTTGTTTCTCAATGATGATAGCAATACGTTCTGTCGCATTGATTTTACTTGCCATGTTCTTTCTCCTGTTAAAAAAGTGTCGTTTGCAAAGGGTACACATCTTCAAACGGTACTCCAAGTCTTAGACAGTCTCGTTTGATGTCCAGTGTAGAGATGACGTACTTGACGCCGTTGTTTTTCTTGTCATAGTGTGGAAAAGTGTACCCGTCATTTTCAATTTTGGTTTTAATGTCCGTTTTGGTTTCAGGTTTCCAATCCACCCAATCCGTCCACTCCATTCTTGTCCTCCTCAAACTTTACAAACGTTAGCCAGTGTGTGGTGCCTCTTTGCTGACCAAATAAGGGCTTGAATGGTATCACCTCTAGTAATTTCTTTACATTTATCTGACGGTCAGACCATTTAAAGACTAGTGTGCCGCCAACTTTTAGAACTCTCAGACATTCTTCAAAACCCTTGGCCAAATCTTCCGACCAGGTAACTTTGTCCAGCTGTCCATACTGAGCTTTCATTATCGAATTAGGTCCAGCCCATTTTAGATGTGGTGGATCAAACACAACTAGATTAAATGTGTTGTCTTCAAAAGGCATGTCACGAAAATCACCGATAATATCAGGGTCTACATTGACCTTTTTGTCATGTATCTCAAATGTTTCTTGCCTAATGTCCATAAAAATTGTGTGACTTTCGTTTTTATCAAACCAAAACATACGACTGCCACAGCAAGCGTCAAGAATTTTAATTTTTGACATATATACCTCCTAAAACGGCAAACCGTCATTTGGGAGGTCAAAGGGGTTAGGATCGGTAAAAGGTGAGCTATTCCCATTTTGGAAACTGTTGCCTTGTCCGTGCTGACTGTTGCGACTCTCTAGCAGAGCTACACTCTCAGCGATTACTTCAGTCACATATCGACGCTGACCGTCTTTCTCGTAAGACCTAACTTGTAAGCGCCCTGTGAGGCCAATAAGTGAGCCCTTGCTGCAATACTGAGCAATGATGTCAGCTGTACCTCTCCAAGCTTGAAAATTGATAAAATCAGCCTCACGCTCTCCATTTTCGTTTTTGAAATTGCGATTGACTGCAAGCGTACCCTGTAAACTAGATACATTATTAAGCGTTTTTCGTAGATCAGGAGGCGCTACAAGCCTCCCAACCAGTGTGACGTTATTGATCATCTGATTTGTCCCCCTCTAGTGCTACGCTCTCCCAAGAGATACCCTAAAAACATCCATAGGATAGCCATCCCAATCTCTTTGATAAAATCATTCATTATTTCTCTCCTTTGCATTCATAACATACATTTTGACCTACATCTTTTCCCTTGATTATTGATAAGCTACCACATTTCTCACAGCTGATTATGAAACCTAAACCATTTGAATTAATACTGCTTATATTGTTCTCTGAGGGAACTTTGTAAATAATCAATGCGGATGTATGCCAATATTCAGCACTGACTCCACTGTCAGCGACAGCAGACACATTTGATTGAAATTTGATGTCAATCAACTTAATGCCTGGATTTTCGGCAAGCCAGCTATTTATTTGGTCGTCAATCGCCTCATGATGTGGATAATCACATGAAAAAAATACGGTTTTAATCATATTCCCCTCCTGGATTGTGCCACCAGATCATCAGGTCTTCCTGATTATCTCTGATGTACTGCTCAAATATTTCAAAGTGGACGATAGCATGTTTTAAGCGTTGCATACCCTCTCCAGATTTTGAGCAAAAGCTGAAAACTTTAAAGACAGGCTCAATCATGTCAATAATTTCTACGACTTGGCCATTGAGGTTCCAGACGCTATCCTCTCCCACCTTAAAATCTAGGATAAACTCATCCCCTAGGTTGTGGATAACATGCAATTTCTTGCCGTCCGAGTAGATGGCTACGCTGTCAGATATTTTTCTGATGTCCATGGTTACCTCCCCATTGACTCTGGAGAAATATCCAAGATTTTTCTATCTCCAATTTCCTTTTTTTCGCCATACAGAGTCGCTAATAGGTCCTCTATTTTTCCTATTAACTCATCAGGCACCCCATATTCAGCCAATTCTCCTGAAATTTTTTCAATTTCTGTCATACTTACCACCCACATTGTTCATTTAGTTCAGCCTGAGTTAATGGCTCGATACGTTGATAACCCCTGACTTGATAGTTCTTTTTAAAATCAAATCCGAGTTGACTTAGACCAGCCTTGAAACGGTCTTTTTCGGCTGTGTCTACAAAATACACCTCTAAAGTCATTTTTTGGGCATATCGTTTTAGGTCATTTTCAGCCCCTCTAAGAGCGTTAGGCTCATTTTGGAGGATTTGTCCACCGTCCAAGATTTTGCCCGTTTCTGGGTCAAAATTTGGGGTTTCCGTTGATTTTGGAGCCTGTTCTTGCTGTTTGGTTTGTTGGGCTGCTAAAAGTTCCTGACTTTCTCGCTCTGCTCGTTCTTGAGCCTGTCTGATTTCTTCCTTTTGCTTTTCAAACTCATAATCAGCTTTGATTTGTCCAAAGACTTCAGCAAGAGTCAAGTCTTTCAGCTGTCTAATGTAAGGTGAGTCAGTCATGCCATACTCAGCACATAACCCTGAAATAGCTGACTTAGCCTTTTCAAATTCTTGCTGTTTCTGAAACTCAAATGTGACCATGTCATCAAGTGACTTCATAGTGGCTTTTTTAAGCGTCACGCCATCTGCCATGAAATCGCCAGCCTTGACATACTCAAGGGCCTTTTCATCAAAGAGACGAGGATCCAACATGTACTCAGCTGATTTGTTGGCTAGGTAACTCTTAACCGTATCTATTTTTAGTTGTCTTTGATGTTCTTCGATTTCCTTGATACCTTTGTCAAATTCACTAACTACGGTTGCAAATGGGTCAATAATTGACTTAGCATAACTATCCCATGTGTTAGCTGTCTCTGATAGTAAGTTTTTAGTGTCAATACGGATACGATTTTTAGACTCAATTAACTTGTTAAATTCAGCCCGCTTTGCCTTGTCGTCTTTGAGAGTTCCAGCTGTAGGAATATAGTCCTTGTACTTCTCAGTAGCCTCTATGAGGTCTTTTTCAAAAGACTCTCTAGTAAGTTCATCCGTTGTGATCATCTCATAGATTTTATTGATTTTCTTATCATCAATAACCTGTAATTCTTGCATGTTGTCCTCCTAATATTCAAGTTCACCGTCTAGCAATTCGCCCTGGATTGTTTCCTCAGTTTGAGCAGGTTCGGGATCTGCATGATTTGCCTCTTGCTCTTTGTTGAATTGCTCAATTTCAGCCATCTTGCGTGCTACGACATCCTCACGGCTTTCTTGAGGAGTGACGTCTTTGATACGGTCAAATGTCTCTCCACCGTCGTCCTCTGTGTACATGTTCCCCAAGTCCTCAGGGAAAGCCTCTCTAAGAGCATTTACTAGAGCCACTTTCCTGATCATGGTAGCTGGCATGGTATTCCATGTACTTTGTTTCTTGTCATATTCCTCACGACTGACAACAATTTCCACAGGTACCTTGAAATTTTTGCGGTGCACTCTAGCCCATCCGCCTATCAGTGTATCTCCTGGGAGCATGATTGTCCCTTTGCGTTCGTGCACAACACCCTCACTGTCTACTACCACTACTCCAGCCTCAAAGCCCTCATAGTCTTTACATTGGGCGGCACGTTTCAAGAAAGCCTCTTTAGAGACAATCAAGCTAAACTCTTTGCCCCCATTACGGTTTGTGTAAGCTACAATGTAGACCTCGTTAGCAAATGGGTTAAGATTGCGACCTTTACACAAGGCTAGCGCCTGACCTACTTGTTTTTCAGTCAGTAGGTTTTGTGGGTCAAAATACTTTTTGATGTCTGCCCCGGTCAATAAACTTGGGTCAGTAGTGATGTTACGTTTTGTCTGTGTTGCTAATTGATTATTAGTCATTTTCTCTCCTTTTTCTTTTAGTAATTAAACATTGTCCCACAGTATCCAGCTTCTTCTAATGCTAATTGGTTCAAATAGTGTGACATATCGCTAATACTCATTTTTCTAACCATTTTCTCGGTTAGATAATCGCCATCAATTTCTTCTCTCATTGCCTCTCTAAGTTCTTGTTTCCATTTTTTGTAATATAATCGTTTTTTCATTTCTTTCTACCTTTCGTCTTCTTCAAATTCCAATTTTCACGCTCTAAATGCTCTCTATTCATAGGCTAACAATCTCCTACATAGATCCATTGACCAGCGCTGAAAATCCAATCAGCTGGGTCAAGTTCTTCTCGTTCTTCAGGCGGTTGCATTATATCTCTGTCGTAATCAAACATGAGCATACACCTTCCCAAGCTCAAGCACTCGTTTCACATATCTGGCCTTTGACGTTAGCCCAAGATCCAGCAATTCGTTTTTTTCTTCATGATTAGCCAAAAGCCATACACGGTTTTCAAGTTCAATTCTAGTCATCTTCCTGCTCCACATCTTCAATTTTCACTTCGCTATTTAGACGTTTCATGGCTTCATCTACCGACTTGCCGCCCAGGACGTCCTTGAGCATATGGCTTAAATCGTGCATTGTTTGAGCCTTCGCCTTGCTTCTTTCAGTCTCTGGCATCAAGCCCATATCTTGTAGAGCTAGAAACGCAAGGCTGAAAGCGTGCATTTCTTTCTGAAGTTGTTTGATTTTTTTGATTGTTTTTAGTGCTTTAAACATATTGTTCTCCTTGTTCTTTTTCTTTGTAGATTGCCAATTGTTGCTTCAAGTCATAGATTTCTTGCTCGAAAGCAAAGCGACGCTTGCGCTCCTCAAATAGGTCGGTCATGAGTTCGACCGCTACCTCTCGCCAGTCAAGGTTGACTGCTTTAAGAACTACTTCAAGTCTGAGTTTTAACTTGGTAAGTAATTTCATTAAGCTACGCCCTCCTCGTTAGATTGCTTGTTCATGCCTAAAATAATGTCATAGTACGAATGACCAGCAGGGATGACATAGCCTGTCAAATCATCAACTTGAGAACCATCTGCCATAATGTTTACAATTCTTGGTTTCCATTGCTCTTTTTTTCTCTTCATGTTATAATTACCTCGAATACTTTTGTTGAGCGCCTGATTGCCGTCAGGTGCTTTTTGTTGTCTTCTAGACTGTCTTACTTTCCATCGCCCTGAGTTCTATCTCATGGCTGACTTGTTTCAATAGCTTCTCACACGCTATTTTAGCTTCTCTGTACGTTGTGTTTTCGCTGATGAAGTAATCAGCAAGTTCTATGATTTTATCTTCCATTCAACCTCCTATATCAGCCTCAAGACTGATGTAATATCCTCCTAAATTGCTATAATACTCTTGACTAGGACCTCTCACCGTTTTAGTCAAAATTCCAATAGAAAGGAGGAGATTTTATGAAATCCTTTAAAGATTTTCGAGAATCTTTAACAGCTGAAGATATGCAAGCTATCGCTGCTAAAGCTAATGAAGCTACTAAACAGATTGACCATACAGACGGATTGCAACTGGGGAAGATCAGTGGTTTGACTTCTGTAATAACTACTATTGAGTTACTTGAGAAGTATCATGAATGGCTTCATAGCTAAGACGCTTAAATTCTTCTAAGTCTATCTGAAAATTGATAGGCTTTTTTTGTAAACGCTCAAGAAAACTAGTGTTTCTTAAAAGTTTTTCAACTAACTCAGGGTCTGCCTTTACAAAGGTGGACTCTTTTTTTCCACTATACGGATATCGTCTTGGTCTCATTTCCTCACCTCCTTTGTATTTATTTTTTCTACCCTCTCTTTTATTTATTTAGAGAAGTAGGACTGGTTGTCTTTTAATATTTATTGTTATTTAATACTTGTTGTTAGTTAATATTTATTAGTGCCCAAAATCTGACATCTCACTTTCTGACATCTCACTTTCTGACATCTCACTTTTTGGAATGTCAGAATTATAATTCATAGACGCCTTTTTGATAGACAGGTTTAATCTCTGTTTCATAATATCGAATTGGAAATCAGATATTTTTACATCTGAAAAGAATCTGAATATATGACTCCCTCCATTTCCAGGAGGTTTTTTTCTGATTTTTCGCAAATATCCAGCCTCTTCAAAGATTTTGAAATACTTATCGATTGTCTTTCGGTTAACACCTTTTCTTTTAGCTATCTCATCCGGATAGACTTGCCAGTTTGGGTGATTGGCCAGCACCACCATCATGATGCCAACCGCTGTAAAATCCATCGCAGGATCGTTGATAAAACTATTACTAACAGCGGTATAGTCGTTAGTTGGATTCCTGAAAGATAAATTGGCAATCCAAATCTTTAAAGTCTGTCATACATTCTCCTTTCTTTATTGTTTAATTTGTTAAACATTTTCTTTAAAAAAAATCTTTCACTTGCTTATTAAAAACTACTGCTAATTTTTGAAGTGTTCGAATTTTCACTGTTGACGACTGACCTGATTCAATCAAGTGTATTGTTGTTCGAGAAACATTTGACTTCTCTGCAAGTTCCTCTTGAGACATTTTCTCTTTTTCACGCCATTTTCTTAAACGTTCTCCTTGCACATTCCTACCTCCTTATTTTTCTATTTGTTCCTCGCAATTCTGCTATAATGTAGTCAGAAAGGAGGTAATGTTATGACTGATCACCAGCTAGAAACTTCTTTAATCGTCCTTGGCAAAGAATTTGATAGAACCAAGAAAAACGGAAAAGAAAGTTTTAGTGTTCATGTTTCTTTTTTTGATGGTTTAGATGCTAATCAGCATCTTCAAGAGTTTGCACGACAATATCCCGTAAAGATTGACCGTTCGAACTCTGACCAAATAACTTTTCTAATAAAGTAATATCGTTTAGAGGGAAGGGATTGGTTTCAACTCTATCGTTAAACGTTAAAACAACTTCACACTTCTCCAGATAATGATTGGTAAATTCCACTCGCTCAACTCCGTCGAGAAACATTCCATCGACGAATACAGCAGGGTGGTTTTTTCTTGCCGTCAACAATACATCATGCTCTGATGTATTTACTGATATAGTTCTGTTAGATGCCATTTGTTTCACCCTTTCTTTAGATAGACCGTCCTAGTCTTTTAGAAATGATTTCTACATCTGAGTCGTCTAGTTTCAACTGGTCGGCTTTTTCATTTAAACGAGCTTCGACAACTTGGTTAATTTCAATCCATTCTCGTTTTGTAAACTGGCTTCTGAATTTTAGAAATTCGTTTAGTTTTTCTTTCATACCCTCGTCCTACTTTCCATTGCCCTGAGTTCTATCTCATGACTGACTTGAAGAAATAGCTTCTCACACGCTATTTTAGCTTCTCTGTACGTTGTGTTTTCGCTGATGAAGTAATCAGCAAGTTCAATGATTTTATCTTCCAATTCTAACTACCTTTCAAATGTGGTATAATCAAAATAAAACGATTGGAGAAATCTTATGAATAATTTTAGTTTTATAGAAACACTTGCGATCGCTGCCATACCTGCCTTTGTTTCTGGCATGTGGTCTTACATCGCTGCTAAAGGAAACAGCAAGCATGAAATTGATAAAATTAACATTGCACACTCACAAGAGCTTGAAAATGTCGAAAATCAATTTAAACAAGATATGGAAAAAATGCAAAAGCAACACTCACAAGAACTTTATTCGCTGCAACAAACTCACGAATTAAGATTACTTGAACTTGAAAAAGTATCTCAACTAGACACTCAAACCGACCAAGGCTTAAAGATAAATGACCTAATTTTTAAAGCTATTTCAGGAGAAATATCTGCAGATGTAGCAATAAAAAATATGAGCACTCTTAGTCATTTCGCGAACAAGCAACAACCTTCCGATCTTCAAAAACAATTTGTGAAAAAATTATCCAAGAAAAATCACAAATGATACTTTTTCTTGATACGCTCTATCTCAGAATCAAACCACATTTTGTAGTTTTTAATTTTCTTTTTCAGATGATGCTTACCAGCTAAGTAAGCAATTAAATTCGTGATAAAACTAGCAATCATTGATATGCCTAGTATCGTAAGAAAAGATTCATTCATCGTTCTACTCCTTTCTCTCTTTTTTCGCTCTATGAGCAACAACCTGCCAAGGATTCGAACCTTGGTGATACCAATCAGGCTACATTTAATTTATCAAGCATTCCTGCAAATGCTGCATCAAAACGAATGTCATCGATTTCCTCTTGAGTGAAACCAGAATCGAGAAGGTAACGCTCTTGGCGTTCAATCTCCTCTGCTAACTCTGTCCATCCAAAAGCAAATTGACGGCAGTTAGTACAGAATGCTTCAAGCTGGCTGTAAAGGAAGTTTTCCTCGTAAGTGCCTTGGATTAAAGTTTCCTTAGCTACTGCTTTAAAGATGTTGATTGCTTTCTCGTTTAATGTGTTCATGGTGTTTCCCTCCGGTTTGTTTTTGTTATTTCCTTAAGCTTGATTATAGTTTAACACGTTAAACATAAAATGTCAAGCGTGTTAAACAAAAAATGTTTACTTTTTTTATTTAAAGATGTATAATAGATTAAACAATATATAGAAAGGGGTTTTTGAATGAAGTTAGGAGAATTACTCAAATCATATAGAACAGAGCATAAATTATCGATGGATGCTTTTTGTGAATTATCTGATTTAACAAAAGGATATATTTCTATGCTTGAAAAAAATGAACATCCGAAATCAAAAAAACCCATTGTCCCATCTTATGACACAATAGAAAAAATCGCTAAAGGGATGCAAATTTCTACAGATGATTTAATTAATATGCTAGATGATGAACAAGAAATTCAAATCAACGCTACTCCAGCTGTTCTTTCAAAATCTCAAATCCAATCCATATATGACGAACTAGAACCGAATGGACAAAGAAAAGTTGTAACATACGCTGAAAAATTACGTGACGAACAAGAGAAACGAAAAAAAGCGAAGATAAACGAAGTATCGGAGAACATCATCAGACTGGACGACTACAGACAGACTACTTACCGACGTGTTACTGGGGTTGTCTCTGCTGGTAGTGGTTCGATACAGGACGACGATTTAGATATGGAGGTTTCGTTCTATGAGGATGAAATCCCAGACGACTACGACGCTATCGCTTATGTCGTCGGCAACTCTATGGAGCCAAAGATAAAGAATGGTGACTATCTTTTTATAAAGAATACCCAACAGGTTGATTATAACACTATCGGCATCTTCCAAGTAGACGGCGCTAACTATGTTAAGAAACTGCGTCAGGGATATCTGGAAAGCTTGAATCCAGATTATGAGGATATACACCTAGACGAAAGCAACGACATCCGAACTATTGGGGAAGTTGTCAGTGTGTATAGGGAGAAATAACATGAGTAACGAAAGTAGACCGATGGAAGTGATTAAACACAACCTAGATTGCAAATGCCACAGACGAAGAGAGTGGATTAGAGTAAATGATAAATGGCATGCTATCGAGTTTTCGGTAGACGATCCAAACGAACCTCCTATGACAGAGGAAGAGAAAGCCAACGTGGCCTTAATTCTTCAACAACACTTATCGAAAGAATAAAACCAACTGTTTCCATTTTGGAAACAACTACTTGACAAAAACTAAAAAAAGAAGTACACTAATAATGTCAAAAGCCTTGTTCGTCAAGGATACGATATTTATTTATAAAGCCTTGTTCGTCAAGGACAAAACGGTCTGGTGTACTTCTAAGAGGTACACCTTATTTTATTATCCGGAGCAATAATATGAAATTTCAACAAGGCGAAGTTTATCTAATCAACTTCCCACAAAAAGGTGGGAATGAATTTTACGGAAAACACTACGCTATCATCTTAACAACTCCTGACAAAGTTGATGGAACGCTCCTAGTAGCACCTTTAACTGGTAAAAAATCAGGAAAGAAATATCGTGGTGGTATCACGATTGAAAATAGTAAATATCAAAACACTCCGTCCAAGCCCAAAGCCTATGCTTATGTCCGAAAAATCCAAGAAATAGACAAACGGAAAATCGTCTATAAAACAAAGAAAAAGACTGATAGTGATGGACAAGTAATGCTAGATGCAGCAGGAAAAGAGTTATATGATAAAGTTTATAGACCAGCTTACAAGCTAGATACAAACGACCATAAAAAACTACTAGACAAGATAAAAGAAGTTCTTGGACTAGATTTATATTAAATAAAAAATTGACGTTTTTAAATAATTATATTACAATACAGCTATCAGGAGTTTAGCTCCATAAAGTTTAGGTTTGGATTTTAGATCCATAACGTGATGGTAGCCGTATTTGATACGGCTACTTTTCTTTTTATCTACAACTGTTTCCATTTTGGAAATAACTCAAAAAAGCCCCACGCTCTCGGTCGGCAAACTTCTGAGCGTGAGGCTAGCAATTACAAGAAAAACTTTTCAAAAGATATTACCTTTTGAGATGTTTTCTTGTACCCATTTTATCATTTTTTAGGAAATTTTGAAAGAGGTACTACTATGATAACAACAAATAAAGTAGCTATATATGTCAGGGTATCGACGACAAACCAGGTTGAGGAGGGATACTCTATAGATGAGCAAAAAGACAAGCTCTCTAGCTACTGCGACATTAAAGACTGGAATGTATACAAAGTATATACTGATGGAGGTTTCTCAGGATCCAATACTGACAGACCAGCGCTAGAAAGTCTTATCAAAGACGCTAAAAAAAGAAAATTTGACACAGTTCTAGTCTATAAGCTGGACCGTCTTAGCCGTAGTCAAAAAGACACGCTTCACTTGATTGAGGATGTATTCATCAAGAATGGGATTGAATTTCTGAGCTTGCAGGAGAACTTTGACACCTCTACTCCTTTTGGTAAGGCTATGATTGGACTCTTGAGCGTCTTTGCTCAGCTAGAAAGGGAGCAAATCAAGGAACGCATGCAACTTGGCAAGCTAGGACGTGCCAAATCTGGTAAATCCATGATGTGGGCTAAGACATCCTATGGTTACGATTACCACAAAGAGACAGGCACAGTGACCATCAATCCAGCTCAGGCTCTGACCATTAAGTTTATCTTTGAAAGTTACCTGAGAGGGAGATCTATTACTAAGTTGAGAGATGATCTAAATGAGAAATACCCAAAGCATGTGCCTTGGAGCTATCGGGCGGTCAGAACCATACTCGATAACCCTGTCTATTGTGGTTTCAATCAGTATAAGGGAGAAATTTATCCAGGTAATCATGAGCCGATTATTTCAAAAGAGGAATACGATAAGACTCAATCTGAGCTAAAAATAAGACAAAGAACAGCAGCAGAGAATGTCAATCCTAGACCATTCCAAGCTAAGTACATTTTATCCGGTATCGCCCAATGTGGATATTGTGGCGCTCCTTTAAAAATTATGTTAGGCGTAAAGAGGAAAGATGGGAGCAGGTTAAAAAAATATGAATGCCACCAAAGGCACCCACGAACGCTGAGAGGCGTTACTACCTACAACGACAATAAAAAGTGTGACTCAGGATTTTACTACAAAGACAAGCTAGAGGCCTATGTGCTAAAAGAAATAAGCAAACTACAAGATGACGCTGATTACCTGGACAACATATTTTTAGGAGACAATGCTGAGACCATAGACCGTGAGAGCTATAAGAAACAAATAGAGGAGCTATCAAAGAAACTGAGCAGACTTAACGATCTATACATAGATGACCGCATTACCCTTGAAGAATTACAGAGCAAGTCAGCCGAATTTATAAGCATGAGGGGGACTCTTGAAACTGAACTAGAAAACGATCCAGCACTCAGGAAGAACAAAAGAAAGGCTGATATGAGGAAACTGCTAAACGCTGAGAAAGTCTTTTCAATGGACTACGAAAATCAAAAGGTGCTTGTTAGAAGGCTTATAAACAAGGTTAAGGTGACAGCTGAGGACATTGTTATCAATTGGAAAATATAA